AAGGCGACCTGGTTGTTGCGCTTGAGGTCACCGCCGCCGTCCGGATCGCCGTATCGGATGACCTCGAGGCCGATGGCCCGCTGGATGCCCCAGCGGATCGCCGAGAAGTCGCCCACGAAGCCGAGGACGTTGGTCGCGGCAGCCGCCACACCCACAGCGCCCACAGTGCGGGACACCGACGCGCGGTGGTTCTCGAGGTCGGAGACGGCCGTGGCGAGGCGGAAGTCCGGGTAGAGCTTCTGCTGCGTGGTCGGGTTCCGGTAGGACGAGAACTTCGCCGCGTAGGCCGGATCCAGAGCGATGTCGGACGGCATGAAGCCGTCCGCCAGCACCAGCGCGTCGGCAGCGTCGAGGCTGACGAAGGGCTCGTCGGCGGCCACGTACTCCACGGAGTTCGCGGTGTCGTCGAGGGTCTGGTCCATCGCCGCGACCTCGGCACCACCCGTGGGGTTGATGCCGTGGAACACGCCGAAGTCCAGCGCGCGAGAGAGCGCCGGCTGGATCAGGTCGAGCACCTGGCGCACGACGCCGAGCTGGTGGTCCTCGTCGGCCCACATGACCTCTTCCGTCCAACGGACGGTCTTGTGGAACTTGAACGGCGCGGTGGTGACGGTGGTCGGCGTGATCGTCGAGCCGCCCTTGTTCGCGCCCTCCGCGACGTACTCGGCCTCGCCGATGTCGAAGGTCATGGAGTGGCCGGTCCCGAACTTCATCGGGATCGAGGCCGACAGGGCAGCGACGGCGGAGCCGGTCTGGACCTTGCCGAGCCAGGGGTCGAGAACCTCGTCGGGAAGGTTGAGGTCCCCAGTGTCGAGAGTAGCCATGATGTTCTCCTCCTAGGAGATGGTCAGTCGCCGCGGTCGAACAGGTTGCGGGTGAACTCCTGCAACTTGTCGTCTCCGGACTTAGAAGTGGTCTTGCCCTCAGTGGGCACTCGGTTGCCGGGCTTGCGCTCGGCGTTGGCGGCAAGCCGGGCGGCCAGCCGTCGCATCGCGTCCTCATCCGTCAGGTCGTCCAGTAGTGCCGCATCGGCGGCGGACAGCGCCGCCGACTTGCCGTCGCCCGCTGGATCCAGGGCGATCTCGCGCCGCAATGCACGCGCCTCGGCTTCTTCGGCCCGCTTGATCGCGGCAGCTTCCCGATCGGCAGCCTTCTGCTCGGAAGACTTCTGCGTCTCTCGGAGTTGGGCCAACTCGTCTGCGGCGGCCTTGTTGTCCTTGGCGCGCTTCTCTTGCTCGCGAGCCTTGGCCTTCCAGAACTCGACCGTCTCGGTCGGCTTCTGCTCGGTCTCCTGGTTGGTCTCCGTGGTCCCCGTTGCGGCGGCCTCGGCGGCAGTTTCGGACATTGCGATGTGCTCCCGTTTCGGGTAAGACCCCTCCGTTGCGGCGGGGTTGGTCTAGAAGTCGGGTGCGGCTTGGCACCCACACGAGTCGTGCGACTCGAAGTCGGCGGACGCCTCGGTGTAGACGGCGCCGCGGCCGATGAGCATTGAGCAGAACTCGCAGGTCTTGCCGTCACCTACGCGGCGCCATCCGCGCGCGGCGGGGTCGGCGACTGAGGACTGCATGACGGTCAGGCGGGCGTGGTCGGCGATCCGGCGCTGCGTGCCGCCGAGCACAAGGGACGCAAGCGAGGAGTCATCCGTGGCGGTGGTGAGTGCCCATCCGATGAGCGCCTGGGTCCCGCGGTCGGAAGACTCAAGCGGGATCGCCGTGAAGCGGCCTCGCGCCTCGGACTTGTCGCGGAGGTCGTCGTACCACTCGGCCGCGACAGCGGCGCCGGCCTCGCCATAGGTGGCGACAATGGCGGGCAGAAGATCGCGCAGCGCCGTTTCGGCGGACGCGCCCTGCGCCACCAGTCGCCATAGCGCCGAGAGATCCCGGTCAGCTAGACGAACCAGCGAGCGAACGTCACGCCGGAGCGTCGCCGTTGTCACCGGCAGCCGCCCTCAGCGCCTCAAGTGTGGCCCGCCCCTGCGTCCGACGACGGTCGCCCATCGCGCGGGCGATCTGCTGCTCGTCAAGCCCCAGGAGCTCCAGCCCAACCTCGGTGTCAGCCAGCCACGGGACGGCGCTGAGCTGCTTGGCGCCAGCGTCGGCCTGCTGTGCCCGGGACAGGTAGATCGGAGAGCGCCACTTCGTGTCGATGGTTGACCACTCGGCAGGGATGTCGTCGCCCTTGATGCCGTTCTGCATCGCCAGGGCCCGCACGGTTGCCCGGCGAAGGGCCGGCCGCCAGTCGTCCGTCGCTCCCTCGGCCTCGGCGATCAGATCCTCGCGAGAGGCGATGTAGGAGTCCGCCGATGTCGGGTTGGACATGTCCGAGACGCCAAGAGAGGTGATCGGGATCGACGTCTCGCCCGAGAAGAGCTGCGCCTGCTGCTTGAGTTGGTCAAGGTGCGGCTGAGGCGAGGACGCCGGGAACTGCTTGACGTCGGCTCGCGGGTGCTGGGCGTCCTCGTCATCGGGGACGCCCTTGATGCGACCCATGACGACCTGCCACGCCTCCTTCATGGAGCCGTCGACATTCTTGAAGATCGACTCGTCCGCGCCGAACATCCACAGGTCGGGGATGGCGTAGATGTCGCCGTGGGCCTCGAGCCGGATCGCGGTTCGAGTCGCCTGGTCCTGTAGTGACATGACGGCGCGAGAGATGCGCGAGGAGCCGAACGGGCGGCCAACGCGGGGCTTGTAGACCAGGGGCTCGGCCGGCACGCCATAGGTGTGCGTCGGCCGGTCGGTGACCTCCCACCGGGCGTCGACCTTCTCGGCGAGGATCGTTTCGCCGTCGAGGTACAGGGCCAGGCCGGTCGGCTTGCCCTTGTCGGTTCCCTCGGAGCCGCGCGACGTGATCGAGAGCAGGTTGTCGAGGCGTCGGGCGCGACCGTTCCACTCGCCGGTCGCGTTCATCGCGTCCTTGAAGTGGATCAGCGCGTCGGGCTCGTCGTCCTCGCCCTCAGTGTTGATGACGAACGCCGTGGAGTGGATGAGAGACGAGATGGTGCCCTGTGAGACCTCGGACCCGAGGTTGTTGCCCTCCCAGACCTCGCGGAATCCGATGGACGACAGGTCGCCGTCAGGCCACACAAAGCCGTCCAGGTTGCAACGGCGAGCGAGCGTGTCTACCGCCTTACCCGACCATCCGAGGACGATGCCGAGGCGCCAGTAGTTCGGCGGGATGACAGAGCCGACGAGGCGTACCGCGTGGCGCATGTCGTAGTAGGCCGCCCGGATCCGATTGCGCCGGGCCCTCGCTTCGAGCTGCTCGAGCAGGAGGTTCAGTGTGCGGTGCTCGTCGTCGGTCACGTCGGGCAGCGTGATCGTCTCGTGCGTCACATCACCACCGCCTTACGTCCACTCGAGGAGCGACCACGGCCGCTGGGCTTTCGCTTCATGGATGCGCCAAGGAGCGCCAGGGTCACCGCGACGAGCGGGTGGATCTTGGAGGACGGGTCCTTGCGGTCATAGCCCCAGCCGCCGGCCGTACCGATCGCGCGCTTGCGAGCGTTGGCGCGGGCTTCGTTCACGGACTCTTGGTCGGCATGCGTCAGGCGACCTGACTCGACGTGGGCGACCATCAGGCCGCACGCCTTCGCCATGTCGCCGGCCGAACTCGCGTGAACGTTGATGCCGCGAGCCTTGAGGGTTGGAATCAGCGACGCCGCAGGGGACATGCCGTCGATGACGACGGGGATCCGGCGACCTGCGCGAGATACGATCCACTCAACCGCTGCGGCCTCGTCCAAGCCGGCCCAGACCTCCTCGACGTGAGCCGAGTCGGCTTCGGACCAGCAGGCGCCCACGCTGATCTCGCGAGCGTGGGACATATCCACGGCCAGCGCGTCAGGCTTCGTGCCATCCGAAGGGCCGACATCCACGCCTTCGGACCACAGGGGACCGTTGACGGGCGAGAACTGCTTGGCGATCTCGTCCCAGATGCCGCGAGCTTCGCGGTTCCATGCGTCGTCGTTCTTGAGCTTCTTCCGAAGCCTCAGGAGTGCGCGGTGCGTGGTGCGGTGCGGGTAGGACGGGTTCGCCTTGCGGAGCTGGTCGGGATCCATCGGGTCCGTGCCGCGATCGGCGCTGGTCTCGATGTAGAGCGTTGAGTCC